GTATAGTATCCCGGGTGCTTACTCCGCCATTTTCGCATCGCTTTAGCGCGACTAGCTAATTTCTCTTCTGCATTCATATAGCCTCCCTATATGTTTAAATCCTTATCCCCGCCCATTGGGGGAGGCCCAATAAGCAGAGGAAAGACTTTATTCTACATCCTCACTCGGCCGCACTACCGGCATAAATCTGCACGGCGCGGGAAGCTTGAAGCACTTTCGCGGCCATAACAAATTTCCAGCCCACCGTCGAGAACATATTGAGGGGGTTCGACGTATCATTCGCGCCCGGCTCTTTGCGAATCATTTCCATGCCTTGACCGCTCAGTTCAGTGATACCATAAGCATCACGACCGAAGATGTAAGCGTGGAACGTTTCGTCCGTCGCACCAGTTCCGATACCAGTGTTTGTTCCCATAACGAGACGCACACCGTAGAGCTGACCGACTTCACCGCGCATGAGCTCGGTGTTGTTAATATACTTGCTAATGTCCAAGAACGAACCCACAGCCGTATCAGACTGAAGATCGAACGAACCGGCGGGATGGATCATCCCTTTGTACAAGCCTTTTTCAAATCCCGGAACGTTGTTCTTGCGAAGGCTATAAACAGCTTTACGAATTTCGGCCGCATTCAACACGGACGTATCCGCCACTGTCGCTTCAGAAACCGCTCCACCTGCAAACTGATTGGTGAAGTTACCAGAGAGAGCCGCGCGAACAATCGTGTCATAAGACAACGCCGCATTGTCGGCCAACTCGTCCGTCACTTCATCTGCAATGGGATTGATCGACTTCCATTTCAATTCGCTAGACATTTTAACGAACTGTCCGTAGGTCAGGGGCTCGACTGAAATTTCCGTGGTCGCCACGTTCGTTTCCGAAGGGTTCACGTTTTCTGTCAGAGGAGTCGTGATTGCGGTCAGTTTGTTCAGGCGTCGGAACTTAACCAGCGTGCCGCTTTGTTTCGGCAGGGGCTTTTTCGTTCCCATGTCTTCAAAGTGCAGCTGTGGTTTAAGACGTTCCAACCACCGTTTGTCATAATAAATACCAGTGTCGGAAAACGTGTTTCCAACAGAGGTTGAAATGCCTAATGTATTCGCCATTTTAATAATTCTCTCTTTAAGGGATTAGCCCCAAAAGAGTATGCGGGCTAGTTTATTCAGCCATTCCTAGATTAACGAAATGCTGACGTAACTGAGCGCCTGTCATCTTTTTGGGGTCGATGCCAACCTGCGCACCTTTCCCGCCCCCCGCTACAGAAGTTTTAGCTTCTTTTGCGAGTCCGACTTCAGCTTGCTGGCGGCCAAACTTCTCGGCCTCTTGAATAGCTGTGTCGCTGTGCGAAGCCCGTGCTAACTTGTACAAGGCGTCTAACACACGGTTAAGATCCTTCGATAAGTCAATAGCCGGGTTATCATCTGCGATCTGCTGCATGACAGGTTCAAGTTCTTTAAACCCCGGATAGTTCGTAACATCATTACGACGCTTATCAAGTTCTTTATCAATGGTCATACGCTGAAACTCTTGCTGAATCTGCTGAATCTGCGTATCGTAGGTTTCTTTAAACTTCGCTTCGATAGCTTTTTCGCGGTCAGAAAAGTATTTATCCAGCGCTTTAGGGCCTTGTTTGTTAAGGTCTTCAATGAACTGCTGAGGGTCAACCTGAGGCTGAAGCGCCGTCGTGAGAGATGTTGAAAGCTGTTTGAGTAGAAAACCGCTGCAACTCTTTATACGACTTCTCTAAAGTCTCGTATGATTTCCTCGGATCAAATTCAGGTTGTGCAGGGGTAACGTTTTGGGCCGGAATACCGTTGTTGGCCGTTCCTTCTGCGCCTGATACACTAGCATTTGGTTCAGTAGCCTGTTCGACTTGTCCCACAACTTCAGGGGCCGCTTGGTTATTACTGACTTCTTGATTTTCCATTATTACTTCCTTTTTTGTCGGGTTGTCCTTGCGGGCCCGTATTTAAATCTGGTCAGAGTTTTCTTTAGCGATCTGCATTGCTCTGGCTGCGGTATCGCCGCGAATAATCTTCGCTTTTAAAATGTCTAAAACTTCGTTGTATACTTGTGCTCGAATGCGGAACTTATCCGCTTGATCTGCATCCGCAGATAGCCACGAGTTCTTTAAATCGTTGATTTTAGCGTCAAGCTCTTTCTTAAAGATAGCAAAGCCCGAGTGCTTACAGAAGTCCCGAACTATCGCGCCCTCCTGAATCTCACCGGCTAATTTAGACTCGACTACTTCGTTCATTATGAGTTCCTAACGCCGGGGACGGAAGGGGTACCGGCAGTACCATTCGTTGAGGCCTGGTTAGCCATCGCTTGTTCTGTGACCCCACTTGATTGCTGGTCACGATTAACTGGGGCGGGAGGAAGAACAGCGCCTTGAATTTCTTTTGGATCAAAGCCTTGTAGTTCCCAAACCTTACGCGCCATAGTAACCAACGTATTGATATCGAGAACGTCTTTAAAGACTCCGACAAAACTAATGGTCTGGTTGATCTTTCCTTCCTTACCAACCAAATCGCTAACACCTTTCATGCGGAATTTCAATTCCATTTGGAAGTCTTCTGGCGTCAGGCCGTCAAAGGCTGCGCCATATTCGCGGAGCTGTTCGTCACTGTCAATGAATTGCCCGTTAAGCTGGAAGTACATTCGCAGAACGGGTTTAATGGCCCGGTCTTCAACAATCTTTGAAACCATCCCGAACTTCTCAAGCGCTTGAGAGATAATAAGCTGCGCCCCTCGTGCTGTTCTTCCAAGGCTGCCTGATTGCGGGATACCCTGAACAGATCTAGGGGCCGTTACGTTTTCAATGTCGGACTGAATAATCTGAGCGTCATTATAGCTAGACGAGGTAACATCTGGCGTGACGAGAGGCTCAACCGCGCTCATGTCGTCCGTTAAAACGATGCCGTTAGGGCTGGACACGAGAGTATCGATATCAACATCAGCTAGGCTGTTAACCTTCCACATGCGGTTTAAAATGAGGTTTACGTTGTCGATGCGCTGACGCCTTACGGTAGTCAATTCATAGAAAAGAGAAACTATAGGCTCAATCAGTCCAATACCGTACCATTCCATAGGGACAGGAAACAGACTCGTCTTAACGATAGGGCGCTTCTGGTGGTGGAAGGGATTAGCGATAGCCTTTACAATCACGGAACGGTTAGCAATAACGATTTCGCACTCTTCGCGGATACCATCGCCATCCAAATCGTACTTGCCCCAGTAGGTCAGAAGCTCAACCCGTTCTTTTGACTCTTTCTCTGGGTTGTTATGTCCACGAGCGGCCGAGCGCTGATTGCGGCTAGCGTAGGTATCATTGTTCGTACCACCGCAAAGCTCGGGGCTTTCGGTGTTTCCGTAAATAGGAAACTGGCCTTTACCCTGTTCTTTAAGCTCGTCCTCGCTAATGAAAGACCGAATAAACAAACCTTTGCCTTCTGTAGGTTCAGAAGCTTCGGGATCGGGAAACACATCTAGGATATCGAGCGGAACTACTTCCGGGCGGCGATCCACGACCTTATATTCTTTAACTTCCTGCCATCCAACGATGCGGGAACCCAAGCTGAATCCTAAAATCTGTTTTGATTCACGGATGGGGGTTCTTGTCCAAACCCACTCGCGCTTAACTTTCCAGAACACTAAAAAGTAACTGGTTCCATAAAGGAGTAATTGCTTTACGAAATGCACCATACGCATATAAAAATCAGACTTGGCTAATTGCCAGTCCATCAGCGTATGAATTTTGTCCGCCTTCGCAAACGCTAGATCGTCCTGAACGTCAGGAACAATTTCGTAGTATTCTTCATTGCCCATCACTGTATTAAGAACTTTAGGCAAGGCGGCTTCAATGACTTGAAACACAATAGGCAAAAAGACCTTAGACCGCGTGGGGGTCTTCTGGCCTTTGGATGCAGACATATACAAGCGATAGATTTCATTCCACAACGATTCAAAAGGCTGACGCCACTGGGCCCACTTAGTAAATGTGCTGGTTAAATGGTCTAGGCATTGGCGCTGAAGATCCGCCGCTGCTTCGGGCGTCTCTGCGGCAAACTGAATGGGGTTGTTAGACGCATCATCTGACGTAGGGGCTTCTGCGCCCTTAGGGTCTACGTTAGTATCGTCTTGCATTTCGTCTTGATAATCCATAGTTTAATATCCCGTAAATTCGTCTTCGCCTGAGGCGAGGCGCTGCATTCTGGCGCGAACCTTCTGTTTGACTGTCACACGCTCTTCAATCTTTTCTGGGTATAAGCCACGAGTGACTTTGCTGAAAGCGTATCGTAGAGCATCCATGGCGTGGTCGTGTTTCTTAACCGGCTTATCTTTACCATCCGCCTTCTCTAAACTATTTGAGGCGTAGTGGTATGTCTCCAGCTCATCAATTGTGTTTCGCGTAACGCCTTCAAAAAACTTTAACCGGTTCTGCTTAAGTAAGGCTCGGATTCTTTGTATCCCAATGTCCACGGCCTTATCGGCTTGGTGCACATTGCGGCAGTTATAGTAGCGCTGCAACTCGGCTATCTGTTGCGCACCTTGATTATCAGCAAGGACGTACTTCAAACCCTCGCCTGTTATAAAATTGGCTATGCCCTTTAAGGACGGTTCAGTTTTATAATACTCTTTGTAAACGTAGAAGATATTATCTTTAGGATCTTCGGCTATGCAAATAACTGCCGTAGGCATGCTATAACCAAAATCCAGTCCGGCAAATCGAACCCAAGTAGGCGGTATTTCAAAAGCAGGTACGATGTGTAGATCCGGTTCAAACTCATTGTAAACAAGCCCTTCCCTTTGGACGAACTGCCCTAGATACTTCTGGGCGAAATCCTCAGGACTTAGCGTCTTCTTTGCCCGCTCAAACTCTTCCATGGCAAAGCGGGGGTTATCGGTACTAACCCACGTTATAACGTCCACATCTGGGTTCTGAAATCTTTTCTTATAGACTTCCCTGAAAAGCCAGTTGTTGGCGTAGGGGGTAGAAGTCATTACGCATCTACCCTGATTGATCGAAAGGCGGCCTTGGATATTGATCCAGACCTGCTCTTTCATCATCCCGGCTTCATCCAGCCAAGATCCCATCAAAGTCATGCCTTCTAGGTGCTCTGGAATGTCTGTAGAGCGAACATAGATGAACCCGCCAAAGGAAAGTTCAAAGGCCCGCCGTGCTTCTCTCCACACCCCCCAGTCACTGGGAAACATCTGCTTGAACTTCGGCAGGGTGGATTGCTGCAAAATGTTTACGGTAGGGGCAGCTATGAGCCAGTCCCCAGTCTTTCCCGCTTTATAGGCCGCGTAAATCTCCTGCATCAGCCAAAGAGCGCCCACCGTGGTCTTACCCCCCTGAACACCGGAGATAGCCGCAATGAACTTCTTTTTGCTTTCAATGACCTTTATTTGACCGGCATGGAGATTCAGTTCCATTTTAAACGAAGCCCAACTAGCTTAAATGTGCCTCAAACGAGTTGGGGCTGGTACTCATACCAAAAACTGTGGACTTCGATTAAAAAGGACTTTACGGCAGAACGTTTTCCCCTAACTGGTACTTCACGAATCCCAGCACCCTATCCCCTCTTCCGGCCCGGATCATTTCTATGGGACGCACCATACCCAGCAACGGATTGGGGGTTGCAAGCCACTGGATTGTCTTTGGAACCTCTTTGAAGAATCCGTACACCAAAACGGTTATTTCGTCCTCTTGCGTCACGTTCTATCTCCAATATACCGGGGCTCGGATACGTCTCAGATACTACTTCTTTTACCCTCGCCTAGAACAGCTTTTAGGCCTGCCTTCGGTACACTATTTGGAGCTCCATGGGGGTATAAAAGACTGGCATCTTTTCGCCACTGATTCGGCCAAGATTGAGTATCAGGTGCAATAGGGGCAAACTTAGGTGCATCAGCATTTCTAATTCCCTTTATTCTACGTAGCGTTTTCTATCTGCGTCTATTCTCAGGTTTAGGGCCTAAATGTATCAGAGTAGTGCTAGCCATCTCCCAGCCAATTAACATTACCGGACAACCCAGTACCCCTCTTAACAACAATGTTAGCAGCTGTTAAGACGGTAACATGCGTTAATATACGCTGCATATGCGGTACCAAGCTAATACAACAGCTGAGTATGAGCGGTTATTAGATGTAGCGGTGGACAAGTGAGATGAAGATGAGGTAGTTCTACAGTATCTGTAGCGTTATACAGCAGATAACGCTCTACCAAGATTTAAAGATGAAAGATTGAATAGTTGCTATAAGGTTGAATGGTTAAAAGGTAGCAGCTTCTCACTTATAGCACTTAATGCGGCTTTTGTATAACAGCGTCTTAAGCGTTAGGGCTGCAATCAAGAAACGTCAACATCTACTACTAAGACTTAATCAGCGTAAGCTGCATTTGAAGCATAAGACAACACCAGACGATATATTATATCGTTTTAATACAGTAGTTATTAGATTATGATCGTATATTCGCTCGAAGGTGCGCCAAAGCCTAAAGAGCTAAGCAGTACTAGGATACGATGTGCTTACCAGCTAATAACGAGGTAATCTGTCTTTTAACCGACTCAGGGCTGTTAAATACAGCGTCTGCCGGAACGTGAAACACGTGATAACCTTGTGACTTTAGCCATTCGTCACGTAATGCGTCTTTATCTTTCTGAAGATCGTGGTACTTTCCGTCTGTTTCGACTATCAGTCTCTGAGGTTGAATAAGAAAGTCTACGCGGTAGTTCCCAATTATAGACTGATAGCAGTAATTTATCCGCAAATCGTCCAGAATAACTTTCATTCTGTTTTCTAGTGGGTTATTTGTCTCTAATGCGGCTATGCGGTATGATGCGGCTTTGCCTTGATAGCTATAGCGTTTCCAACGTTTAGACAGGTTTTCCTGAAATGTCGGATTAGCTCTTATTAGCTTATAATGTCTCATACCTATACGCATAGTCTACATATATAGGGGCAAGTGCAGGAATTGTATAACAAGAATGCATGAAAAAGCATAGAAAATTCATGCAATCTAGGACTATTATCTGCCAAAATGATGTATTATCAACGATTTTAGATATAATTACATCTAGCCCTTGACAATTGGTTATACATAGGCTATACATAAGCATGGAAAACAAAGTGAAAGATTCGGTTGTCCAAGAATGGCGGATGCAATATGTCGATCAATTCGCCTCTCTTGGTGATGGTAAAGAGGCTTTAAAGTGGTTGTGGTTGCATTTAGCTGGTATTGAAAGGGGCGAATAGTGTTTACTTTGGCCTCATTGCTGGCCGGTTTGATCTTTGCGGTTTATATCGTCTCACTGGAACCTACATTTTTTGTGGGGTTTGGCCTGATTATGGCCGGTTTAGTTGTGGTAGACGAACTAGTGACTAATTGGGGGAAACAATGAAATACGGTCTATTCAAGAACGGTAGGATGATCCGCTTAGTTGATAGCCTCAAAAAGATCCTTGAATCACGAGTATACGAGCCTTGGTTAGGTGGATGTGAGATCTACGAGTTTCGGTATGATCCTGTCACTTTGCTGCCTATTGGGGCGAAAAAGATATGATATTGATGCTTTGGCTATTTGTTTGCTTTTTCGTGCTGTTTTGTCTAATAGACAATTAAACCTTGACAACACACTAAAATGGGGGTATAGTTAAAGTATGAAGATCTTAAATCCGGGCTTACAATGGTTGGCAACGGAGCAAGAGTTGAAAGAAATCTTTGTGGTGCTGGAATCGAAGGGGGAAACATATTTATGGTTTTAAATAAACGCATAAAGTTGGAGTATCTTAAGGGGTCTCGGCAGACAATGCAATGGGCGGAACAATACGGTATCGATGCGCGTATGTGGAACCTTGTGGAGCCCAAACTTCCCGGATATAAGTATGATGGTGGACTTCCCACATTCACGAAAGAAGGACTCAAAGATTTAGCCACACGAGGTTTGATTTAGCCCTTGACAAACTTCAGGATATCTGTTACTATTAGCTATGACGAATAGGGAGGACACTATGATGCTTCACAAAACTCTGGGTCTGGTTCAAGACGAAGTGATCTGTGTAGAGTGTCAAAAGTGGATAGACTTAGGAGATTTTGAAAACCATTTAGTAAACGTTGAAGGGTACAATGAGTATGGAGCAAAAGCCACTTACAATTCAGAAGTGCTAGACTTGATGGTGATTGAGCAGCCAGAGCGTTTAAATCCGAACGACTACTTCAAAAAGGGGGAATAGATGAATCGATTAGAGACGCTTAAATTAGAACGCGATGAGATTCTGGCCCGGCTTCTGGTAGATCCCAGTGACGATGTGGCATACTTTGACCTTCAGGATGTTGAGGGAGAAATCGCAGACGCCATGTTTTACGATGAGAATACCGACTCTAGCGACCAATTAGATGCTGAAGAAGCCTCCGATGTAGTATTTGAGCACGAATTAGATTCTGTGGTGGATAATGACATAGACGCGTATCGGGAGGCCTACTAATGCCAGCTTACCAAGTCTTCCATAATGGAGTTTTAGTCCGCACACTACCAAGTCTTTACCGCCTTAAAGAGTATATTAAAGAGACATTTAATACAGACGACTATGCGATCTTGGCGGCTCATGGATACGATATACGGGAGGTATGATTGTGAATTTAATTCTAGAAAATTGTGCTGGATGTAAGAAAAGCGATGTTAGATTTTTAGAAGGCGATAGCGAGACAGACGGCAGCGTATTAAAGTATGAACTTTGCTTAGACTGTGACGATAAAGCACATAAGATGTTAGATGCGAGGGAAAGTATGGCGTCACTAATTCGATTAGGGGTAATTTTCTAATGACAAATGAACAGATTATTAAACAGTTAGAAGATACTCGGAGACTGATTGATAAGTGTTCAGAAGCTACTTTTCAAGCGTCGCAAATGCTTTATTATTTGGCCGCTGAACTGGAAGTAAAAAGCCAAACTCAACCAGTAAAACTAGAGATTCAATGAAAGCGCTAGTGCTTTTTACAGTATTTCTAACAGTAGGGTATTATTTCGGGTGTATAACCGGGTACTCTCTTGCTAAAACTGGTAGAAGTATCTATGGAGAGCGTGAAAAGACCGCTGATAGTTCAAGCTGGATTTATAAGGGGGAAAAGAAATGAAACCTTGGGTACATGATGACCTTAGATTTGAAGTCCAGCAAAGGTTTTTAGATTCCTGTACGAAACAGAAAAGGCCCCTTAGTCCAGAAGATGAAGACATGATTTATAGTATATCAAAGCAAGTAGTTTATTTAAAATATCGTGCGGAATGGGTGCGTTTCCAGAAGGCCCATGGACTGGGGGTATTCAATGAGACGCCAAAAGATAGACGCTGATTTAGTATCGGCTCCAATTAAGTTTATTGACACTGATTTAGACTTGGCAATATGCGCTTTAAATATGGGAGCAGAGAAACAGTTAACCCGACAAGAAGGACTAGCTTTTCAATTGGTAGTTAGAGAGTCTATGACGTTTCAAGACGCCTCAGACTTTATGACTGTGGCGGGTAACAGACGGGTGTCCAGATCGGCTGTGCAAATATATGTTAAGAGGGCAGCAAAGAAGCTGCGGCAGTTTTGCCGTGACCATATGAACGCTGTCATACAAGAGCCGGATTAGGCCCTATTAGTACAGGGGGATTTATGAGAACAAAAATAGTAGTTTTATTGCTGCTTGTAGTGGCGGGTCTATGGTACTATTTCCGTCCCGAGCATGTTGAGCCGAATACGCCCGCAATATCTTTAAAGTCGGACGAAACAGCTAAAGTGATAGTGGACAATGGACGTTTAGTTATTGTTGATAAAGACAAGCATACAGTAATCGATAATCCTAGGCGCACTGATGTGGTCATTAAAAAGGATGGAAGTGTAGTCATTAAAAATCGTAAGTTTGGCTTTATCTGTGAACCGGGAGTAGGACTGGCTATAATGCCACAACCCGGAGCTACACTGGACATTCAATGGTGCTACTTCAAGAGCCTAGGTGTAGTTAGTGGTCTAGGATATGAGTTTGGCAGACCGGCAAAGTTAGGTCTAAAGGCTTATATTGGTGTTAGCTATGATTTGCCATTGAAGTTTACCAGAAATACTGCTATATATGTGGGAGTGACGCACCGTAAAGATGTTATCGCCGGACTTCGCGTCCGATTCTAAGGAGAGTGTAATGGAACAATTAAAGGCCCGTATTTCGGAAAACTACGCACCCACACCTGTGGTGGAAGTGAATCGTAAAGTTGATGGATTTTTTGAGGGGACACTGACGGCGCATCGAGAGGTTCCCGGAGAGTACGAGAAGCCTTATCAGGTTTATAATTTTACCGCTCATGATCTTGACATGACGACAACAGTTAAGAGCGCAGACGGTAAATATAACCAGATTGATATCAAAGAGGATGCGCAGGTTTCAATCTTTGCCCCAACCCGGCTGCATAATATCTTGGCCGAAGTTCCTATGGGTACAAAGCTTCGGATCGTCTACAAAGGTATGGTGAAGGCCGGAAGCAAGGGAGGAAAGGCCCACAGCTTTGAGGTCTTCAAGATCTAATGGCTATTATTCGTAGTAACACGCAAACCGTTTCGCCCGCAGCCGATGCGAAAACCTCAGAGGCCACGCTGTTGGTGGAAGCCATCGGTCAGTTTGGGATTAAAGCGGACGGCCAGTGGTACGGATTGGAAGGTGTGGGTTCGGAAAAGTTTAAGGTTGGCAGTTCATACGAGGTTGCGCTTAGGACCTACTCAACAGGTAAGATAGCTGTAACGTCCGTTGGTGGGCCTAAGTTGGACAAAGCGACCCCGATTGAATCCTTGGCGAAGTCTAAGGCCCCAGCGCCCAGGCTACAAGCCGGTGGAACAGACTGGGCTGCAAAGGATCGTAGCCAGTTGGTTGGCGGTAGATCACACGATGCTGTGGAATTAGTCAAGGCACATGTTAACTCCATGAAGCCTATGTC